ACGGTTGTTCGAAGACTGATCTTCCAACTCTTGTTTCTGGACAAACTTCTGTTGCGTCGATTGGTTCGCAGCCTGCATCTTCGCTTGGTTCATTGCTGCGGGTGAGTTTGCTTTCTGCTCCGCAATCTCTTCCGGCGTCATCGGTATTACAATGTCATTAGCGTTCTTCCATTCGCTTGCTTCCATCCACATGTGGAAGATGACATTGAAGTCGATCTTCTTACCCTGTTTCGACAATGCATCTGCTAACTGGGGGTTATCGAGGAATTGCGTCAACATAGTCATTGACTGGGCCATCGTACGTTTCGCAGACATTGAAGCGCCCGCGAGAACTTCGAAGTCCATTACAGCATCCCAATATTCCTGCATGCCAAACGATTTCGTCAACGGCTTACCAAGAACGTCGCCAAGGATGTGCAGGATGGTCGAATCTGACATCTTTGTGAATATGAGTTCGTCCATAATATACAACCACGGTTTGAACACCTGTTCGATGAAATTATCCAGAGGGCCATCTAGTCTGGTTGCACTAGCTGATGCTTGAATTGCGGCCCCACCTGATGTTCTACCCATTGAAGATCGTGGGCCCGCTGAACTGCCTTGTACTAATTGCTGGTCTGCGCCAGATGAAGACTCAGTAGACTGCTCAGATTCTCGCAGTGCTTGCCAAGTGTCTGATGGCACCTTCGGAGTTTCCATGAGAGTAAACGCTTCCTTCGCAGGACCGTCAACTGTCATGACCTTTCCGATTCCAGTCTTTACCATCTGGGTGAAATTGTTGCCGTCTCGTTTCTTGAGATATATCGGGTTTGTGCTGTATGAAAGAATCTTGAGAATCGCGTTAATCGTACCTTGATCGACCCTCTGGTTCTGTCCGACAATCAATCCCAGACCCATACCATAAAAGGACTTCGGCCTGTTCCACCAGTTTGCAGACAGGAATGGCACGCGTTTGAATTCATTGTCGCCCTTGAATAACACTTTCTCGCCCTTAAGGACGATGATTTTTTGCCTTCCATCCCAGTACTCAAGAACTTCCAACTTGGTCATAAGCGGATTAGGCGTATTACCTACGTTGGGGTCTTGCGCGTGATGGACCGCGCCCTTCATATACAGCGCTTGATCGACCATTTGGTTCGGTGCAGATGGTGATTGCACGGCCCACATGTCTTTCAGGTTTGTCGGAAACGTCCAACCTTCCATTACCTTTGGATCATCTTTCGCTTCTAGTTCAAGCGCGGTCTTGATGGCGTCTACTTCATAGAAGTCCATCGAACGAACGTCAATAACCCACCGAGACTCTCGAATGTCTGAGACGGCTAACTTGGGGTCGACTAAGACCGCATCCAACGGACGGTGTTCAAAGAACGGCATCGGGACGGACTTAGTAGTCGTCACGATCTTGGGTGGTTCATCTGTCGGAATATTGACAGTAGTCTGCTGGCCGTCTGGACCGACTTTTTCACTTACGACTGCGGCTTTACGTTTGGTTGTAGTAACCTCAGTCCAATCGTACCCCCACTTCCAAATTCCGGTGCCGAGATGGGCCATTGTTTCGAGGCCCCACTTCGTCTCCGTCTTAAACTTACTCTGGTCAAGAATGTATGAGAACAGCGCGGTCTTCGCGTCCGTAATCTCCTGCTTTACGCCGGGGCGCGGACGAAGAATCATTGGCGGGTCATCATAGAACATGCCCTTATACAACTGCGGAACGACAGAGTTACAGATTTTCGCAACAGTGAACCTTACAACGTTTGGTTCAAGGATGTACGTATTCTCGTAAACCGTCATCGGTCGGGGTGCTTGGAATAACAGATCGGCATCACGCCATAACAGATTCCACTGTTTATTCAACAAGAAATCTCTGGCAGCTTGTGCGGATTGAACGACTGTTCCTAGGTGTGCCGAAAGATCACCTTTAACTTCCTTAAGATCACCCGATTTGTCGTAGTTGGCACCCACGAGTGTTTCATTCGGGTTGCCATCAGCTACCAGTTGTTCATCAATCATTTCGGGCATATCGCTCCTAGTTGTACAGCCCCGCGTCCGCTAGTGGGTCGTAATACTGACTAGCGTCATTCTGTTGTGCTTTGACCGACTCCTGCAGAGACAACTCAGGGGTTTCTAGAGCCGCGTTGAGAGCCTTCTGTTTGAAGACCTTCTCATAGGTGCCCTTGCCGTAAATATGATCGTACTGCTGTTTCTGCTGTGAACTGATAACGAAGTCAGGAGAGGCTTCTTGCTTCTTACCTTCCATGTCCGCGTAAGAACCGAACTGGTCAACAAGAATCGAGAGCGCACTCACGATGTCATCATGTATCCCTGCGGCTGTGCCGAAGTTTGATAGTTCCGTGTACAGTTCTTCGAGCCCGACCATTTGGTTAGCGAACACCAAGCGATCATCTCCCAGATACCTGAGAACAGGTTTTGCCTTCGCGTCTTTTGCAGTAGCCTTGCTTCCCTTGCCAAGCGGAATGAACTCAATTGGTACACGTACACACAATTTATCCATCTCTCGGTAAATTTCTTTGCCGAGCCATCTTACACCGACAGATTCCTCAATGCACATGCGTGATGGTCGCCACTGGTTGGCAACGGTTGCTATCTTTACAGGTAGTTCAAACTCATTCCACTTACCGCGAGCCATGTCAATTATGTAAAACCGCCCACCATAAATCAGAGCGGTTATTAGAACAGTGTAGTCCGCCCAACTCTTCGTTGAGTACGCTGTGTCAGCGCAAGTGACTACTAATCCGCTCTGGGGAAGTAAATTGGAATGGATCGTCCGACGTTCGAGCAGTTCCCGTGGAAACTTGACCGTATGTGCTTTGGTCGGATCGTTCAAATACTTGATCGCAAAACCTTCAGCGTCGTGCATTTCACCGCGAAGGAATTGGTAGGTCAGTTGGCCGGGTACGTTAAACCATAACTCGTAATCCGACTCATGCATCTCGCTTTCAACTTTACCCGCCTTCACTGCGGCGGCATTAGGCCACCAACAAGGACGCAGATAAACTTTCATGTTGATAGGGTCGCCCGCTTTTTCGCAGACTTTGATATGCTTCATGTCTTGACCGTACGTATCTTCGGAATCGTACCACGTTCCTATTTTATCGTAGAAGCCGTACGGGTGAAGCATGGCTTTGTTGATACTGACTTGCTTGTTGACGTTAATAATGCGGTCAACTGTGCGACTATTTTCGTTGGTGACTACGTCATCCAACTTCATAATGCCCGCGTGCCAACCAGATAAGTTCTGGTCGATAGACGCGGCCCAAACTGTAGAACCTGTTCCTTCGACGGAACTGGCGGGCGTATCAAATTCAGATTCACGACCATCATCTTTAGATATGCAATGCTCCGCAAACAACACCTGAAACATGAACGGCGTGTCATCATCTAATGTTCTTGGCTTGATAGCCGTCTTCGTATCAAACAGATTAACATTCTCTACTGTGCCTTCTTCTAACTTAAAGAAGCCTTTAATCTCACCTACGAAGTCCTTCGCCAATTGCAAGACGCCTGTCAGAATGATGACCGTGACTTCAGGGAAACAAATAATCCATTGGACGGTGTCGGCCATGTCAATAGATGACTTGAAGCCGCCGCGTGGCACAAGCAGTAGACGTTGTTTCTGGTCTACATACGCTTGTGCAAACTGTTTGAATGTTTTTACCGTTGGGTCTTTATGTACGAAAAACTCATTGCAAATTTCTTCGTGCGTGTTATGAGTAGTTCCGTCAGTCCAAGTATAAATCTTGTCCGTTGTATCTTTGTATTTTTCCAGCAGATGGCACAGAGCAAATAGATTCGTCTGGGCGAGGAAACGATAACGCAACATCCGCGTCAAAGTTTCTGGTTGGTCATCAATGACTACTTTGTAGGCACGACAAACATCTAACACCTTCTGCTGGTGCACTTGCTTCATCTTAGTAAAACTTGTGAGAGCCTTCGCGTCGAATTCGTCCAGTGACATATCCCGATGCTGATAGTTCGGATCGGCTTTGTGTTTCTCAAACCATGTCTGTAACGTTTCGACTAGCATACTGCTCCTCACTTATTTGCAAATCCCAAGAAGAGGAGCTAGGATAATACTCACCCATGCGCCTGAAACCCAGCCCACAAAATCCTCCGTGTTATCGAGAAATGTTTGTCGTGGGTAAATCTCATAAGTTGCGTCAAACCAATATTCTTTGGCGGCGGCAAGGGTGGTAATCAAAACAGCTAATCCTTCTCGATAAGAGTGACTACAAATTAGAATAATCCATCCCGCCGCAAAAAAGTGAGCCCAAAAAGATACGAACTGGGTACTTTGACTCTCTGCTATTAACCATTTCCACAAGGATTTCACAGACTTCCCCTAACCGTTGCTGGTGACTGGACTTTCTCCGTAGCAGCCGGGTTTGCCCGTTGCGGGAACGTAATTATCACCCTTGCGTTTCGTACCTGCCGATACTTTATTGCTCACACCCACTGGCTTCGTTTCATAGTCAGGATAAGTGGTCTTACCTTTGCGTTTCTCTGCAACTTTATTGAATGCCATAAATCTCCTTTACATCCCTGCGGGTGCTGCTGCGGCCTGTGCTACAGGTGCGCCTTGTGATGCAGTCATCTGTGGTGCGCCCTCTGAGCCGTCGCTTGGACCCGCGCCCGCGTGTTCGTCTACATGCGAATGGAGAGCGGCCATGTCGTTCATGACATGTGTCTCGTCTTCGTGTGCAGGATGATGATGTATATGTTTCACGATGTGCTTGCCATTGTGAGATTTCGTAATCTCCATC